TAAGGCAAATCGATTAACCCAAGACGGCAATCGCGTGCCATAGATGCAATGCCAATCTCTTCATCATATTTATTGTCGTTTGTAAGATGCGATCTAATAGCAAAACCATAACGGTCCTGCATATTAAGAAGCTGACGGTCAGAGCATAAGCCTTTCTGAAAAGCATTTGCTTCAATAACTACGTCAGTAACTGGAATACCGTCATTTGATAAACGTAAAACCATTTCTTCTAAACGAGCAAAAACCTGCTCATAAGAAGTAAACCTTTGATCTTCAAACAAATCGACAAGTTTTAATTTGCCATCAGAAATGTTAAGACCCATAACCACATTAAACCCACCCAAAGCGGGATCAAGAGCAACAATGCCAGCCCCACCCTGTACACGATCCTGTACACGTCGGGTAGGGTTAATCATAGAAACAATATGATCATCAGTAAACGTACGATCCCCACCCACTAAAGGATTCTGCATATAGTTTCTAGCCCATGCAGCTTCCCCAACTTTCATACGGGTGCGCTCAAGCATCTCTATTGTGTAGCCAGCACCAGTTTCTTCATCATAAGGCCACAATGGTTCATGCTCATTTGTTAACTCATTAAAAACAAGAGCAGGCAATTTAATGACACGCATAACCTCAGGACCAAACTGATCCATCAACACCTCATAAAAATCCTGTTCACCTACACGGGTTCCGTTAATAGTTGTCCGGCCACGTTCGCCCGGACGAGACAACCAATCCTGACGAAACACCTCAACAATCTTGGCTGTCTGATTGTAATTTTTTAAGGACGTAACATCGTCCACATGAAGATGATCGGTACGAGTGCCAGCAATAGCAGAACCAATTCCAAGACCAACCATTGAATAATCGCGCTCATCAAACCCACCTTTCTTAAAAACAGAAAAGTAATCGGCCTGCCACGGCTGCGACAACGACGAACCAGACTGCGGTTCAAACGGACCCCACTTAGCAACATACTCACGATAAGGCCCAGCAGGAGACATACGAGACTTGACACGCTGAAGAATCTTACGACTCATCGGCTGACCTTCAGAAGCAACCGTGAACCGGAAATCAGGTGTTACCGCAAGTTTGTATGTTGCGTAATCCTCGAACAGCGTAGTCTTACCGTGTTCCGGGGGCCACAAAATCATTGTGATATTTCCGGCAGCCGTATGTTCGTAAGCGTGGATAGCTTTTAAATGGAACCACGGCGAATTCATTCCAAAATATTTTTTACGGAACGCAGCAAAACCGTTTTCCCAACTATCATTCTTGGGTGCGTGTTCAGCATCAAGGCGTAACTCATCTACCCTGTGAGCAAAATCAGGGTAGCGTTCACGCCAACGAGCATAAGTATTACGGGCAATACCAGCAGCAGCACAGGCAATATCAATAGATCGTTCTGACTCAAACGATTCCATAAAAGCCTGCCGACGCGACAAAGCCGACCTAGAGCGGTCGGCGTTTACTTTCTGGAACTTGACCTGTTCGGTCACAAATCCTTATCGCTAAGCATTATTTGCCCTTAGGTTTTTTAGCTTTGTTTCTAGCAGAAATAGCTTTTGCCTTAGCTTTTGCGTCCGCCTTTGACGATGCCCCCCAAGCGTTAAGCGATAATAACAAACGTGTAGGTTTTCCGTTCTTATCACGTTCTGGTCCGGGCATATTTCCCATACGTGCAAGGAACGAGGCACGACGCGGATTATCTCCCGACTTAACAGGAGCTTTAAGAGTGCCACCTTTATACGATGCACGACCTTTAGCATTAAGTCCACCCGCAGGGTTTTTACCTTCTTTGCGTTGCCACGCCGGAGACTTAGCCATTTCATTTACCTTTCTTCTTAGCTACCGCCATGTTGTCAACTAAGTTTGGGTACTTACGGCCAGCCTTCTTAGCCCTAGCTTTAGCCGCAGATTTTTGTGCAGGAGTTAATTTTTTACTCGGCCCCTTAGGGGCAGGGCGCTCCCAAACAGGTTTCTTGGATTTTGCTGGCATTAGTCAGCAACCCGAATAGACCCCGTGACTGCGTTGTTGGTAGCAAAGTAAATACCATTGTTAACACGCAGACCACCAGCGTTATCTTCAACAGGATAATAAGCATGGGCAGAAGCATTAGCACCAAGGGTAATCGTTTCAAGGTGAGTACCGGAAGCAGCTGAAGCATTGTCATGAATAGTTACTACAGCACCGGAAGCACCAGCCTGCAATGTGAAACCATGATAGGTGCATTTAGTAGCACGCACTACTGCTGAAGTTGTTACATTGACTGACGCAACTTTTGAGCGACTTGCCATTAGATACCTTTCCTAAAAGGGAAATTACTTTTCCAGATAAAAATAATTTACGTGATCCAAAGTAACTTCCGAAGGCTTCAGAATTTGCTTTACACCACGACGCAACGGAACAGCCTCGGCATCAACAAAGATACGCAAATCAGCCGAACCATCAGCGTAAGACTTAATAACTAAAGCCTGAGCAGGATCGCCCATAGCTAAAGTATTAACTCCCACACCAGAAAGTCTAAGATCCTCAATAATATTGCGATCCAAAACAAAAACAACAAAAGAACCCGGCTTCACTTGAACGACCTTCGAAGCCACCTCAACCGGAGGCGGAACATCTTCCTCATCATCCAACTCAGCCAACTCATTCTCTAAAGCAATCTGTTCAGCAGCAGCAACTAAACGCCGCATCTCTTCATCAGAAGAGTCACCACCAAGAACGGGTTCTTCTAAAACAATACCAGCAGGAGGCTGGGCCTCTAAAGGTTCCTCCGGAATCTCAACCTTTTTACGAGGGGGCATCAGTAACCCATACCCCCACCCATGCCGCCACCCATACCCATACCGCCACCCATCGGGCTAGCAGGCATTGGAGCAGGCATCGGACGCGCAGCAGGCTTCTTCATAACCTTCTTTTTAACGGCCTTCTTAACAACCTTTTTTTTAACAGCCTTCTTAACAACCTTCTTCTTGGCTGCCTTCTTAACCATCTTCTTCATAGCCATTAGTTACCAAATCCTTTCATAATCATTTTAGCGGCACCTTGCGCGTCACGAATAACAGACTTAGCACGACCAGAAGCAAACTGTGCAATGTCACCTGCAGCATCTCTAGCTGCACCTAAAGCTTGTGACCCACGTTTTACACCCGAACGATACATTGCACGATCAACATTATTAATAGCAGTTTTTGCCCGATTAATGTCGTTGATTAAGTTTCCAGCAACTAAACCCGTAGGGTCGCGCGGTGGAATTAAAGGTCCGTTATTACTAGGCTTTTTGCCTTTTTTCATATTAGAAGAACGTGAAGCAACGTATTTACGGGCTTTGCCTTTATCTTGGCCCACTACTTTCCACCCTTGTTCTTAGGGTGAGTGTGAGCTGCTTTAACGGTGCCGGGTCCGACACGACCACCGCCAGAAGGCTTAGCGATCTTAACGTCACAACCATAGGGACCGGGGTTGATTCCTTTACCAGTTTTCATTGTATAAGCATACACCATCACGCATTAAAAACAAGCATCAACTTAAATCACGAATCTCACTTACCATCCCACGAGGAATAGTAATGCCATGAGCAAAATGAGTGTCATTAACTAAAGCCGCCAAAGTAACAGAATCCTTATTAGAAGCAATCAAATAACCAAGAGACAAAGAAACCGCAGGCTCCAACACCGCATCCTCAGGAGCAACCCAATCCCCACCAATATCAGAAGCATCCCGCCACACAACCTCAACAATCCTCATAGGCCCAATATCATGCAGTCGTGATTGCATGACATCAGCACACTCAGCTACAACCCGTTTATCCTTCGACCGCTTCATGCATTAAGGGTACACCACCACATCCTTAAAAACAGAAAAGACTGAGCGTGTTCACAACAATTCTGCGAACCCCAGCCTCAGTCTCTCCCGGATCGCCCACACACAAAGCGATCTAGCTATTACTAATTGTAACAAAGAAAAATATTTTTGCAAGAACCACTCCCCAACAGTAAGCATAAGGTGTACCATAGACAACACACATAAGCTTTACCTCACCGGAGAGAGGTATACGTCCGGCATCGATTCGCTATCGGTGGTTCGCCCGTTAGAGGGGTTCCCTTCATCCTGCTCATAGCGACAGGGTGAGTGGAACCGTGCTACAACGGTCGGGATAACAGACAAAAACTGTTGGGAACCGGGAGGGGTCTACAACACATACCCCCTCAACACACTCACCCCATACAACACAAACCATTCTTGGCTAACACACAGCCAGCTTACACACCCCGCACCCACACAAACCCCCGCAGTTGTCACCGTATTCCTAAACATGTAATCACCACAGTTACAGAGTAGGGGGTGCTGGCACATACCTAGGGGGGGTGGGGGGTTGGTCCCTGTAAAACATTTACCTTCTTGTATATTCTGCCGTGTTTAATAAATAAAATGTTTCATATGTGT